CCCATGTCACCACCGCCTCCAGGGGGTCCTCCAGGTGGTCCAGGTGGTGGCATAGGCATCCCTGCCTTGCTTACACCTATGGACTTCTTGAGGGCACCGCCAGCGGTATTCTCATGCACCGATAGTGTAGAACCCGTTTGATGTGGGTTCGCATTACTATCAAATGAAATGGTCTCGCTGCTTGCACCCCTATTCTGTACATTCTCTATGCCTTCCTCGAGTTTATCTTGATTAGTCCAATAATGGCTCATAGGAGCCTCTTCGACACCTGTGATATTACGTATCTGTGAATCATCCCTAAGTTCTGCTACCTTCTGTAACATCTCGTCCATGTTGTTCGCTTTCTCTATCAATTCATCTAAGTCAGGCGCTTTCTCGCCCTCTATTACTCTCATTGGTTTCATTGGTCCACCGGCCTTCCTTCTGTCATGGCTGCTTCATTAGCCATTGCATGGATTTGGTCCCAGTTCATTTCATGCCAATCAGCATTCGAGGCTGGCATCATTACCCCATCTATGGCAATGGCTGCCTTTTCAATGACATCATTCCTGTCACCTCTTAATGGGTCACCCCAAACATCCTCTGTTGAGGGAGTATCAAATCTGACAAAGCCGGCTTTCTGTAATAGATGGCCTGGATTAGAAACCATCTTACGCAATTCTATATTCTGGTCCTTAAGAGCACCAATGTCACCATCCATACGCTCCATCTTGGTAATGAGAGCGTCCACTAAGGCAGAGACCTCTTCTGACATCAATCAACCCTCTGACCAAATCCTTGTTGTGGACGCCAGTTGGATTGAATACCATCAGGGCCTATGTAGCCAAAAGGTCTGTCACCCTTCATGAGGGACCCTTGGTCCTTGAACTCCATTACTGGAACGCCACCGGCGAATATATCATTCACACCGAGAGTAGTATTTTGCTCAGTCTCTGACTTGTAGATAGATGTCACGTCTTCAGCCAAGTAATCACTGGTCTGAGAGATAGACCTAAGGAACTGCTGAGCAGCAACCAAATCGTTGTTTTCTAGCGCATTCTTGAACTCAAAAACAGTCGTTTCGAGTTTCCTAACCATGGGGTCTAACTTGACTATCGTATCCGACATCGTGCTTGGCACCCCCTATCTCCTCATTAACGTTCTCATCCTGGAAGGTTTGAGTCCTTCTTATTGTTGAGGGGGTCTGCGGCCGTCTCTTGGGCATCCCGAACAGCATCTAAGGCTTGCTCGGTTATTGTCTTCTTAGGGCCACGTTGGTTTTTCTTACTCTTGGGTGAACCGGATAATTGGGTCTCTGAACTGACTGGTGCTGGCCCTCTATCTCGCGTGCCTGTACCCTCACCCAAACCAACCGCTCCTGATTTCTCCATTGTCATAATCTCATTACCACGTGACCTCATCCTAGGAGGTTGTCCGGCAACAGTCTGTGCTCTCATTGCCCTATCAGCACCTGGAATCATTGGGGGTGGACCACCTGCAGCGGCTTGGTTTTGATGAGGCATGGAACTAGGAGGTATGGCTGGAGCGCCCCCTCTACGTGGCGGCATAGCGCCTGGCATTCCACTAGCAGGTGGCATCATAGGAGGAGGTGCCGCAGTTGGTGGTGGGCCGGCTCCTTCAGGGGGAGCGCTAGGAGGAGCACTACCTTGTCCCTGTGGAGCCGCGCCCATCTGCTGCTGTGGCTCAGGTTGCTTGTAGAAGAAACGGATATCTCTACCTGCATCCTCTGTGAGTTCGGGTTGGAAGCCGAGTTGAGCCATACGTTGTGCGATATTGACCTCCATCTCATCACGGCGTAAGCGAGTGACTTCATCTTCCTCCTCATTGGGGTGAAGGGTCATCTCCCAATCATTGACCCCCATTTCCTCGAAAATACGAGGGAAAATATCTCGACTATACAACTTCTGACCGAACTCAACTGCACGATTGGTGACAAGAATCTGCATGCCTTCATTGTTGAGGCCACCACCCTTACCACTATCCATCATAAATATGTTTGACACACCGTAAAAGGCTGCTATTCGCATACGCAATTCATCACGAACTGGACCATACTGCATCTCATCTAAAGTGTCCATGAAACGCACGAACTCCACACGCCCCCTTCCGGTCGCTGATTCAATACCAACTTTGGGAATGTAGTTCGGGTCACGTTCCATCTTCTCTTCAGCGCCCTTCCAAAAAGAGGCTGTAGACTGGATATTGTCAGTAGTGATAGCGAGGACACCACGTGGAATCCTACGCTTCTGATATGCTAGATACATGTAATTGTCCATAGCAGACAATGTCATGGCTTGTCGCCACATTGTAGCGACTGGACTCCTACCATAGAGTTTGGAAGGTTGATACTTAGAAATATGCACTACTTCTCCTTCAATGTAGTATTGGGTCTTACCTGAGCCAGCAGTGTTGATGAAATGAACATCTTGAAGTTCTAAGTTGCAAACCTCACACTTCTTCTCATCTCCTATGAAGGGTTGAGTCTTATCCCTATGCACAGGGCAAATGAGATACCTACCTCCTCTCACTCCTCTCTTGTCGGCAACTATACGCATGAAGGTCGGGTCACCACGAACTAACTCCTTTACCCGAAATAACTCAATTTCATTACTCTCCTTATTGATGTAGTACTCCTTCAAAAGGACAATGAATCCATCATCGACTATGTCCATATCCCATTCTACCTCTCTTAGGACATCAGTGAAAGATTGGTCCATGCCATTACGTTGTTTGATGAACCAGCGCGGGTATAGGATTTCATCAGCATTGGGGGTGTCGAAGTCAGTACCCCCACACATATGGCATTCCTTCACCTCGTGTTGATACTCCTCTTCACATTGCGAACATTTGAACTGAAACTTCTTCTTCCAATAATGACCTCTACGGAATATCTCCTGGCAAAGGGTATTGATGGTGGTCCTGAGAATAATACTCTCCTGCACTGTGGCATACAAAGCAGGTATGCTAACACCTTGTACTAAGACAGGTTCCTGTATGCCAGCCTTCCATAGAGGCATTATTGGCTCGGGAGTACTCTTGCGTCTGAAGGGGCTAGTTAACCTCTCAATGAATCGGGCTACTGGGCCAGTATCTTCTGCCATCAAATCACCTCAGACCCTATCGCGTCGGGGTCCTTTGAATCCCACGAGAGGACCTCTTGTTCATCAACGTTCCACTCATTAAGGAGTTCTTCTGCTTTAGCATCCTTCCAATTCTCCCACTTGACCAAGCGGTATAACTCATCACGGCGCTTGACAATCGAGTCGCCGTTCTGTCCTCTCAAAGAAAGCAATTCCAACACGTGGCGTGCTTGGTCCTTCTTCAATCTTAGATGGGGGTAGGTCCCTTTGAGGAGTTTAGTGATATCAGCCTTGCTGTAAAACTGCAGTCTATGCTGACTCCTCTTACTACTCTTGTGAACCTTTAGGTCAAGTGCGAGGACACCACACCCCACCATATCATACAGATTCTCACAATGCACTCTACCCCTATCACCAGTAGCCACGAAACCAGCACGAGGTTCCCCTGTCTTACTGATAGTGATATAACCATCAGCATCAAGGAATCCGGCGGCATAAGCCCATGGGTCTTTAACCATCAATAGATTAGTGTCACCCTGCTTCTCCCAAGAACCGGCGTGTTTGTAGATATCGAAATCGGGACCGTACGTCTTCAGTAATGCACCCAATTGTTGCACAGAAGGAAGGCCAGTACTACGACCATCCCTCTCAGTCATGTGAGTGTGCATAGTCCGACTGTCCATAGGACCATTGTAATCCAATAAGGCTTGAGCCATTATTAGGGACTCACTCTCTACCTTTGTTAACTTAGCAGACTGATGGAGGGTGTGAGACCACATATCACGTGCGTCTTTCTTCATCTTAGAGGCGTCTGCCCATAATCGCAATTGCTCCTCATTGAAATCCCCATCTATCTGTGATAACTTAGTGAGAATACCGTTAGAATCCTCCCATTGGTTACACGCTTGAATGAGAGATACTTTCCTACGTTTAGAATGTTTGAGTAATGCTCTCAAATCCCTGTCATTAAGATTCATGCCTTTAATAGCAGATAGGTGGTCTTCTGCCCAAGGAATACTGGCTAAACCATTCTCTACCTCTTCAGTCTTCGCAATACGAATAGCCATAATTGCATCGTCAATATCATCCCTGTATTGCTTGTGGACTCTCCTCTTGAGACGTAAGTCCTTGACCACAGCAGAGGCTGATTTACCAAAAGACTCCTCGAACCAGCCAGCCAGTTTGATACTATCTTCCTGCTCCTTGAGTTTTCTCCTCCTCTCCTCCTCCTTGGGAGTTTCCTGCTCAGAGGCTGCAGAGGTACCTTCTCCCAATACACCAGCCCCTGAGTTAGGAGTAGGCGCGTTGTCTCCAAATACTACTCCCCCAACACTTGTTTTGAGGAGAGGGTGCTGTTTCAGTTGCCTAATGACCCACGCCCTTTCAGGGTCTAACTCATTAGTCTCAGCATCGAAATCATCACCAATTAGAGTACTAGCCCAAGTCAATCTATCAACCCCGCCATTAAAGTGTCCAAGTCAATGATTCTCTCACGGAACTCAGTAGTAGACCAATTAGCCAGTGCTAATGCTATTGCGAAATCGTCATGGCGGGCAATACTGTCTAGTTTACCAGTCTTGCTCATACCGAACATTATGAGTTCATGCTCTAATTGACTAATCACCTCACGAGACCTCTCATCTCCCCATGGTAAACGCATCTGCTCTCGCTCAAAACGCAATACCAAGCCCATAAGGAGACTCTCTCTCCTCTGCTTAGTGCTGATAAATGTCTTAATAGGTAGGTCTGTGTCTGCTCTCAATTCTGTAGCAAATACACGCTGGAAATGGTTGGCCTCAAGTTCTATTACATCTGGACGGAACTTGTTATTCAATCGCTGTATCTCAATAATCTGTGTACGAAAATCCATACCCTTACGACGAACCACATGCACCAATTCTAGTAACTCAGGGCTGTCTGAAGGGCGACGCAACACAAGCATTACCGTGTAATCGGCTTGACGGTCGGATGATATCGCTGGGTCCCAACCTATGAAATACTGACTATCATCATCCTCATGCCTTCTTTCTATGAGAGTAAGATATGGGTCTTTACAGGCATTTAGAACAGTGGAAGGGAAAAGGCTGGACATATCATCCATAGGCTCACAGAGATATTCACGAGTGAAGGCTATGGCTGGCATATCCATCCTTCGAGCGTCCAGTGCCTCTAATGACCATCGCCATGGCCAAAGAGGTTCACCATTCTCCTTAATTGCAGGGTATGTCTCTACCTTGTATCCATCCCTCCTCTCCAACTCTGTATACAAATCAGTAGGAGTAAACGGTGTCCCCACAATGCACAGTTGAGATGTATGGTGCACAGTAGGAACTAGAACTTCATAGAACCAAGAGGCTACACGCTGCAATTCAGTGTCGGTAGTCCCCCAAAGAATATCATCGAGAAGAACAAGGTCAGGGTGAGCACCACGAACACCACCACCTACAGACTTAGCATTGATACGAGAACCATTTGTGAAACCAAAGAAAGTCTTGGACCAAGCATCCTTATCTTTCATCTTGGATAGCATAGGACTACCATCTATCAAATCATTGAGATTTCTCATGTGACGTATAGATTGGTCTAGACTGTGACTGAAAATCATAGTATCAAGTTTAGGAGTGAATATGACCTTCCAAAGAACATAGCCAAGAAACAAGGTAGATTTCCCATGGTCGCGAGCCGCTTTGACACAATAGCGATTATGAGTGGAAAGGTTGTGATACCATTTGGCGTGGTGGTCGGCCAATTGCCATCCTAGAATCTCCTCGAAGAAGAACTTGAAGTCTTTTTTTGACATCTCCCAGTCGATGTCCTCAATGACCTCAGCGGAAACTGCTGGAGTGGCCATTCTCAAACCCCCTTGAGGATACCCCACGCCAAGTCGATGGGTGTGTCGTAAGACGATTTAACCTCGTCGTCACTGACTAAGTTGATGCCTGCTGTCCCCGCGGGGGCTGCAGTAATATCAGCATCAGGTGGATGGAAAAAGGTGCTAGGGCTCTCAGGATTATAGTTGGGGATTCTATCACCACTAACCTGTTGGTAGTGCAAGATGTGGTCTTCATTACCTAATAGGTAACCAAGCGCCCCGTCGAGTGATTGAGGGCCTTGTTCTTGCAATCCTTCAAGAGCACTCTTAACCTGGTTTCTCACTCCCTTTTGTTGTTTTGACATTGACTGCATGAAACCATTATTTGGGTCCGTGAGCCATTCGTAGGGGTCTTGTTCTTCATGAATAGGGATTACGCCTGGAGTGTGATTTTTAGCATCACCATGAGCCTCACGCTTGTGTGCAATAAGAGCCTCCCTTACCGCCCTCATTGCTGCCGGCCTTAGATGAGTCTGACTACCATCATCACGTGTGTAATACAGTGGACCACCAAAGACCTCCTTAGCAAACCCACAATTATCCTTGTCATACCTCCCCTTACCTGAATAGTCCACCTCAGGTAAGTTGTAATTTGCTGGGTAAGTACCATCTCCCTCATCTTCTACAGGGGGGAACTCACTCCCGTAGTCTACACCCTCAGTACGTATAGACTCCCCCCGCTTCTTGCTATAGGTCTTCACAGCCTCTTTCACACCATCCTGTGACATCGTGCCTGAGAGGGCATCCTCAGGGTCTGTTCCCTCACGAATCTTCTCCATCATGTGGTCGGAAAGAGCCACTTCTAAAGCAGCAAGATTGTTATCGGCAATGCTAGAAACTCCCTGAGCATGTAGGTTTGCCTTCGTTTTGCTCATCCCGTGATGTTGTTGATAGTAATCTGATATGAAGGACTCCACAACTCCTCGGTCTTCAGAGGCCATTCTAGCACCAGGATTCACTATTTGGTTCATGTTATGGTTGTGGAGAATATGCATAGCATCTGCGTATTTCTGCACCTTCCTCTTAGCATGTATACGTGCTGACGGGTCTCTGAGTCCAGGGATGAAGGAAAGCCAGTGATTGAGAGTCATCGCCAATCGTGTCATAAGAGGTCCTTTCTGCCCTAACTCACCTAGGTTGTGATGCCCTTTATCAGTATAGAGTTTGAACTGGTCATGGCGTTTACCACCCATAAAACCTTCAGATGAGCCAGTCCTCCAGATATAATCACTTGGCTTACCAGGATTTTTCTTACCCGCGAAGCCAGGTGGTAGAGGGAGTTTCTTTGCATGTCTCTCTCTTAGGTCTGCTTGCTGGTCTCGCCACATTCGAGCCATGCGGGCGTGGTCAAAGCGATTCTGCTTCCATTCAACAAGTGCCCCCCAATCATCCTTGAGATTTTCGCGAACTTTTTGTCCTTCTTGGTTCCAGGGGGTCCTCCAGGTGGCATTCGTAGGGTCTAGCACCTTGATATCATGAGGATATTCGTAACTGTCCGCCCTATCCCTATCTAGTTTTTCCCCCATTGGTGCTTGACCAAAGAATCGACTAACAGGCCCTCCCAATCTAGGGGGTTTG